GAGGATGTGGAACGTGCTTATGAGGCACCATTTGCTCTTCAAGCTATATTAATGAAGTATCGTTGTGATAGAGAAAAATTATATTTTCCAAGTCTAAGAGTACCATATTTTGGACTATTCTATTGTCCAGAATGGCATAAGAAAAGATTACAAAAAAAGAATAATGCGTCTATTCGATCTGATAAACAATCAGATAGTAATATCTGAGGAAGCATATTTATTACTTCCATTTAAAGCAATCTGGGATAGAGATAAGTCCAAGACTAAGGAAAGAGCCTTAGCTGAACTTGGCTATATCTATTTCCTGGAAGACTTTCGCAGTGATTTTTCAGATATTGCAAATGAGGAAGAAAGGGAGATGGAGGTTGTGAAAGTAGTTTCACTGCCTACATCCTGGAAGGAGGATCATCTTGTCAAAGAGGCCAGGGAATTCTACCGTAAAAGGAGCGAAGATATTACACCTTTATTATTACTTAGAGATGCTAAAGTAGTAATAGATAGAATAAGAATATACTTCAGAGAGGTAGATTTCCTGGCACTTGACAAGAATGGCAGACCTAAATATGATGTAGATAAAGTAGCAAGGGTAGTAGAACGTAGTGCTGGAATCTTAGAAAACCTTTCTAAGTTGGAACAGATGGTAAAGAAAGAGGTTCAAAGTAAGAAAGATAAAGTTGGTAGCAAGTTAAAGGCAGTATTTGAAGAGGGTATGGAATAATGGAATTCAATGAATTACAGACTATTATAGATGAGAATTCCTTGGATAAGGAAGTTTGGGGTGAGCTTCAGGAGTTTATCGCCTCAATTCTTTTTATACAAAACTTAACATCACCTAATCGCAAGAGAGTTAAAGATCTACCCAAAGATGATGAGGGAAGGATCATAGTAGATATAACTAATCCGCACATCTTAGAGGATATGGATTATTTCAGACAACCCGCTCTCCACTACGAAAAATTTAATAAATATACTAGTCTATATCCAAATTCTCATAAAACCTCAAGCTATTATAAATTCTGGAAAGAAGAAGCCCGTAGATGTCGAGATGGTTATGTAAGAGAGTATGATGGAGAATGGATACCGGGGCCCTATTATTTCTATTTAAATTATTCTCCAATTCTTAGAAATAAGATAGTTCCAGGTAAGAAGAAGTCTGAGAGAGGAAGAGGATTTCCAGATGTTTATGATGGTAGTTATTTATACTTTCACTACTGTGATCAGGCTAAGGAAGCTGGTAAACATGGCGGACTTCTTAAAAGAAGGGGAATAGGATTCTCATATACAGCTGGATCTGGACTTTCAAGGTTGGCTATTTTAGGAGATTCATCTACCAATACTAAAATGATCAGGGCATTTGCTATAGCCTCTGAAAAAGAATATCTTATAAAGGATGGTATTTTAAATAAGTTTGAAGATAATGTAGATTGGTGTGCTAGTACTACTCCATGGCCCAGACTTAAATCAAAAGACTCTCTTAATAATATGACTTGGGAGTTTGGTTTTGTGGATTCTGATGGTCTAACACAAGGTACTCATAATTCAGTTATTGGAGTCACTACTCAAGGTAATCCTGATCATGCCCGTGGTAAAAGAGGACCGGTATATTGGGATGAGTGGGGATTACATCCTAACTTGCTAAAAGCCTGGAACGTAGCACGAGAATCTGTTGAAGAAGGAGATTTTGCTCATAGTCAAATGATTGGTGGAGGTACAGGGGGTACTGAGAACGCTGATTTTGCAGGAGCTGAAGAAATGTTTTATAATGCAGCAGGTTACAATATCTTAGATGTCCCTAATGTATATGATAAGAATACTAATGGTAAGACCAGATGTGCATTCTTCTTTCCTGCATATATGAATCGTTTGGGTAACTATGATAAGAATGGTAATTCAGATGTTATTGGAGCTCTAGTAGAAATTATAAAAAGAAGGCAGAATATTAAGTATAATTCCACTGATTCAAATACATTAGTTCAGCATAAGGCTGAAATGTGTATAACTCCTCAGGAAGCCATTATGAGGAGAGAAGGTAGTATATTTCCAGTAGCAGATCTTAAAGAATATTTAGCAGATATAACTCCAGATTTAATTAAGTTTGTAAGTCCTCATTATGTAGGTCATCTTAAGACTAATGCATCAGGTATGATAGTCTGGGACAAGACCCAGATACATCCTCCACTTAGAAACTTCCCCCTTAAAGATGAATTAGATAAAGTTGGTTGTGTAGAGATATTCGAGATGCCTCATAGGATGCCAGATGGTTCTATTCCAAGATGGCGATATATAGCTGGTATTGACCCTATTGATGTAGATGAGGGAACTTATACTAACTCACTTGGTAGTATATTTATATTTGATACCTGGCTGGATAGAATAGTAGCTGAGTATACAGGTAGACCTCCTTTAGCATCAGAGTTTTATGATACTTGTGCTAAATTACTTAGGTTTTATAATGCGATAGCAAATTATGAGAATAACTTAAAAGGCTTATTTCAGCATTTTGACAGTACCAGAAACCTACACTTACTCTGTGACACTCCTCAGGTATTGCGTGATATGGAATATGTTAAAGGTAATATGTTTGGAAATAGATCAAAAGGAACCTGCGCTAGTAAGGCTATAAATTCCTGGGGTCGTAAATTGCAGTCTGACTGGCTTATAAATATAGCCTATAATGCAGAAGATGATAAAGTAGATGAGTCTGGTAATATCATAGAAGCACCAAGAATACTTAACTTAAGAAAAGTAAGGTCTATTGGATATCTTAAGGAGCTAGTAAGCTGGAATCCAGATGAGAACTTTGATAGAATAAGTGCTATGGGAATGTTAATGATACTTAGAGCTGATAGAGAGAAATTTGAACAGCATAAGTATGAGGATAAGGTAAAAACCATTATGGATGATCCTTGGTTTGGAAGATGGGGAGCTCCTTCGGGTAAGATAAAACCAACTAATCCAGCTAAGGGAAAAGGAGTTTTCGCTATACCACAAGGAAATATTCCAAAATACAATTGATTTATTCACTAATTTTACGGAAAATTTTATATTTATGCCTACTACATATTCCAATGTCTCGAAGTTGAGTTTTCCATTTCAGAAGCGTAGCAGAAATCAGAAGACCAAAAAATACTATGAAGAGTGCTTAGATGCGGCAGATACTATCGTAGGATTTGATATTGACTCTGGACTAAGAGCTTCAATGGCTGAAAAGTTAAGCAATGTTAATCTTATTAATAATATTGTTGACCCAGCAGAGGTCTCAGCTGTAATAAATCCCTATCATATTGAAGCTAAATTTGATAATACTTATAAGAACTATCCACTATTAAATTCTTATATGGCAGTTCTTCTTGGTGAGGAACGAGAGGCCAAATTTAATCCTCTTGTAACTATGTCTAATCCTGACTTAGTTAATGTCAAATTAGAAGAGATGTCCGCCTTAATAAATGAATCTATTCTATCTATGGTGGTTTCTAAAGATTTCTCAGAAGAAGAAGCTGCTAAGGCTATACAATCTCAGGCTAAATGGATGAAGTTTAATTATCGTGATAGGCGGGAACTTATGGCCTCTCAGATTATTCAGTATGGTTACCATAATCAGAATATGAAAGAGACTTTCTCTAAATGTTTTGAGGATTTATTAGTAGCTGGAGAGGAGATTGTAGTTTGTGAAATTGCAGGTGGTGAGCCTATAATGAGAAAGGCTAATCCTTTAAGTCTATTTACTATAAGATCTGGAAATACTTATAGAATAGAAGATTCTGATATTATAATAGAATTATCCTTTGTACCAATAGGTCAGATAATTGATGAATTTCATGATGAACTTACAGATGCTCAGATTAAGAAATTGGAAGATGGATATTCTTATACTAATAGTGCATCAGGTAGAATATTTAATAGAAGTCTTAAAAATGTAGATATAGATTTAACTTCTTGGATAAACCAACAAGGCGGAATAGGTAAGGTAGTTACAGCTAATAATAATGAATCTTCTTTCTTTGGAGGTAGTTTTGATACTTATGGTAATGTACGTAAGCTTAGATTACTTTGGAGAGGAATGAGAAAAGTTGGTATATTACCTTTTGTAGATGAAAATGGTGATATACAGAAGACATATGTAGATGAGGATTATCCCCTTGATGATATCGAATCAGACAACATCAAATGGATTTGGATAGGTGAATGGAATGAAGCCACTAAAGTAGCTGATGATATATATCTTAAGATGGGGCCAAGAGCTGTTCAGTTTAGATCTATGGATAACCCGAGTAAATGCTATCCTGGAGTTGTAGGTAACATATTCAATACCAATGATTCTAAATCATTATCATTTGTTAGTTTAGGTAAACAATATCAACTTATGTATAATTTCTTTATGCATAAGCTTTGGGAAGAACTTAAAACTTATAAAGGTAAAATAGCCAGATTATCTACTTCGATGATTCCTAGTAATTTTACTATGGATCAGTTCTTATTCTACTTAGATCAGATGAAAATTGTCTTTGAGGATGAGTTTAATGAAGGACAGAAGGGGGCAGCATTAGGTAAACTTGTCGGAAATATGAATCGAGGGTCTGGTACAGTTGAGATAGGTGATGCTCAGGTTATTACAAATCTAATGAATATTCTTACTTTTATTGAGAATAGAATTCAGGATATAGTAGGAATAACTCCACAAAGAAAGGGAGCTGTTGAGTCTCGTGAAACTGTTGGTGGAGTTGAAAGATCTGTAAAACAGAGTTCACTTAATACAGCTAAATATTTTAGTATACATGAGGACTTTGTAAATAGAGCTATTAATGCCTATATTGAGACTTGTAAGGTTGCTTGGAAGGATCAATCCTTTAAGCGTCAATTTATTCTATCTGATGGCAGTCAGGCAGTTTTAGATTTTGATAGTCAAAGTTTTTGTGAAACAGAATATGGTATTTATTCAACCAATGCTTCAATAGATAAGGACATGATGAATACTCTTAAGTCTCTTGTACAACCATTTATGCAGAATGCTGGAACTATTAGTATGGTTATGGAACTTTATCGTACACAAGATCCTGCTGCTTTACAGAGAAAATTTGAAGCTTTTGAAGATCAAATTCGTCAGGAACAATCTGCGGCACAGAGAGCTACTCTTGAACAGCAAGCTCAGGCAGCTCAAGCTGAACAAGCTATGAGAAAATATGAGATTGACTCTCGGAATGAAACTGCAATTAAGGTTGCATATATAAAGCAGGAAGGTAGAAATAATGATACTGAAGTAGAACAACCCGAAGAAGACGATTCTAAAGATCAGGATATTGCTCTTAAGAAAGAGGCCTTATCTGAGACTAAAAGATCTAATCTTAAGAAAGAACAACAGAAGGATAAAGAAATTGAAATTAAACGTAAGATTGCTAGTCGACCTGTAGCTACTAGTAAGAAATAATTATTCTTTGGTAATAGATCATCTATTATGAAATTATAGACTTTTCGTTATACCACAACCCTTATAATAGTAATAAATAGTAAGTATTAAAAAATAAGTATTAATTTTGCAGAGATTTATGGAACAGAAAGGAGTTTTTGATCAGAGCTTAGAGGAAATGCTTGAGTTTGATGCAGGGCTTGATGTTAATGCTATGCTGGACTCAGTACCTCCATTAAAAACCGAACCCCAAGAGGATGAGGTTGTTGAGGAAAAGAAGAGTGATAAAAAGGATGTATCACTTAAAAATATTAATAAGGTCTTAGAGGAACAAAGTACAGAATTAGAAAAAGAGACTAAGAAAGTTGATGAAGAGACTGAAGAGATTGTTAAAAAATCTAAGAAGTCCGAGAAGGTTGAGAAAACTGAAGAAACAGATGATAAAGCCTCTGCCTCCCTTGAACAGTCAACTGAAAAAACTTCTGATGCTCCTTTTACTGTAATCTTTGCTAGAGACTTGGTTGCGCAGGGGCTTTTATCGTCTTTTGATGAAGAAAAATTTAATGAAGATTCTAAGGAACTTGGTGATGCTGAGGCTCTTAGAAATCTTATTAAATCAGAGATAGATGCTAATATAGAAGCTGCTAAATCTGATTTAGATCTTGGATATAAAGAGTATTTATCTTTAGTTGGTAAAGGTGTTCCTCAGGAAACAGCAGGTAGTCTTATTGAACTTAAGAATAGATTTAGTACTATCAAAACAGAGGAATTACTTAAGGAAGAAAATACAGAGTTGCGTAAACAGATAATATCTGATTATTATAAACTCACTACTTCCATGCCTGAGGCTAAGATTAATAAGCTAGTACAGAGTAGTGTAGATCTTGGTGATGATATAGAAGATTCTAAAGAGTATCTTACTAAACTCAATGAGCTTGTTGATGAACAAATTCAGGAAGAGAAGGCTGAGGCTGATAAGCAAAGAAAGCTAGCTGATGATGAGAATAAGAGAAGTATAGAGACTCTTAAGGAAAATATAAATAGTTTAGCTGAAATAGTACCTGGTATGCCAATAAATAAACAGACCAAGGTACAGATGTTTGAGGCTATAACTAAGCCAGTTCAGGATGATAAAGGTAGAACTACTAATTCTATTTGGGCAAAAAGAGCTGAAGATCCTATGTTTTTTGATGAGAGATTATCCTACTTATATGTAACAGGCTTTTTTGAAAAAGGTAAACTTTGGAATAAAGTAGCTTCTGCTAAAGTAACTAAGAATATAAGTGAACTTGAAGATGCATTAGCTAAGAAGAAAAATACCTTTGGTTCTGTTGGTTCACCGGTACTTCGCAATCCGGAAATAGATAAAACTGCGAGAGATAATATAGACTCTATGAGAGGTATATTTGGGACTTAAAACCGTTTTAAAATTAATATAAAGAATGAATAAGATTTCGGCTTTACAAATCGTTGATCCTAAGCATTGGTCAGGACTTACTCGTGAGAGTCATCTTGGATGGCTTGGTATGCAGGAGCCCGAAATTATCAGTACGGTTATGAATCGTTTGTACGAACTTAACATTGGCACTGATAATTTTGTAGCTTTTATGAATAAGCTTCCTACCGAATGGATTAATGATGATGTTGTTTATCGTTGGTTCCTTCAGGGATCAGACGAACGTAGTATTCCTTTAATCAGGGCTACTACAGATGCTGCTGGTGCTACAGCTGTTACTGATGCTGCACAAGTAGGACTTGCCAGAGGTATTTTCTATATGTGGTTTGGTGAGAGATATTTTGAAGCTACATCACATATCGTAGGTGAAAAACCTGAAGTATATCAACTTAGGGTTCTTGAGGATCCTTTACAGGTGGGTAACGCTTGGAGGTATAAAGTTCAGCTTTTCACTGGTGACGATGCTCTTTGGGTTCCTGCTGCTGATTTAGCTAGGAATACAATGTGGTCAGAGTTATTTGGTATGGTTGAACAAGAACTCTCTAAGAGAGGTAATGGTGTTCATCACACTGCTCCTTATCAGATGGAGAATGTTTTATCTATGATTCGTAAGAATTATGAAGTTCCTGGTAATATGATTAGTAAAGGTAAGAATAAACCTCTTGCATTTGCATTCATAGATCAGAATGGTAAGACACAAGCTCGCTGGATTGATAAACTTGGTTGGGACTTCTACGTACAGTTTGAACGTGACAAAGCTCGTTTACTTGCTTATGGTAAGTCAAATAAATTGTCAGATGGATCATTTGGCCATGTAGGCGAATCTGGTAATGTACTTCGTTCAGGATTTGGTATGTATGATCAAATGGAATTATGTAATATTCTTACCTATGGTACATTCTCTCTTGATATGCTTACTGACTTTGCTATGGACATGTCCTATGGTAAGATACCAGAAGATAAACGTGAATTTGTTATCTCAACAGGTGAATATGGTGCATATCAGTTCCATTTGGATGCTGTTAATAAAGCCAATTCAATCACATACTTGAATACTAATGTTAATATCAAAACTGAAGGTGGTAAACTTACTCTTGATGAGGGACAGTTCTTGAATTATGTTGGTGTTAATGGTATTAAACTTAAACTGACTATTGATCCTATGAAGGATGGTTATCCTAATACACTTAGGCATCCTGATGGTGGTTTAGCTAGTTCTCGTATTTATGATATTTTTGACGTTGGTACTACTGGTGGAGTATCTAATATTTCCAGAGTTAGTGTCAAGGATGAAGAAGAATATTTCGGTTATATTCCTGGATTAAGAGATCCATTCTCTCCATATAATAACAGGACAGATCCTCGGATGATGGCAACATCAGTCGATGGGTATGCAGTATTTAAAGGATTTATTGGTGGTGTTAAAATTACCAATCCTAAGAAAACTGCTCGTGTCATCCCAACTCTTCTTCGGTAATTAATTTGATAATCTTATGGTAGTACTCTTTTCTTGGGTACTACCATAAGTTATCTTAATAAATTTTATAGTTATGGCAAAAAAAGGTGGTAAGAAAAAAGGCAAAGGTTGTTAGTTTAATTAGATTACAGTAATATGAATAATACAGCAAGTATCACAAAAGAAGAAGCATTTAGAAAAGGTTATTTACAGAACAAAAAAGTTTATTTAAGGCCAGTAGTAAGGGGTGGAAAAATGGTTACAGCTCCTAGTCATGTGGCTTATTTTCAGTATGAAGGTGCTAATAATTGGTTCCAATTGCCTAAAATGCTGGCAACTGGTGTATTAGCAAATCCTTTTACTAATGATGAAGAGAAGACTTTCTTTGAGAAAGAATTAGATGTAGAATTAGGAATTCATAAGAAGAAAGATAATTTTTGGCATACTTTCTTTGTAAAGGTTATAAAAGATTATAATCTTATGCATGATGGATATGTCTTCAACCTGGCTGATCCTCTGGATAATTTAAGATGGAGGGTTACTAAATTTCAGGATACTGTTGCTCCAAGTTGGGAGCAACGTAATGCAAGAGGAGAATATCGTTTTGCATTAGTTGAAGAAGGTTATGAAGAAGAACAGGAACAAAGTCAAACTAATAAGACTATTGAGGCCTATACATATCTTGGAAGTATCCAGAATTCTGTTAAGGAAATGAAAGATTTTCTGGGGGTATACTACTTAGAGAAGAAAGATATGAAGGTTGTTCCTGATGATGCTGATAAAGATTGGCTTCGTAAAGAAATTAGGAAGGTTATTGAAGATGAATTAGATATCTTCCTTAAAATTAAAGAAGATCCAAAGGCTAAGATAAAGAACTTTATTCTTAAAGCTATAAGATCTGGAGCTATAAATAAAACAGCACGTAATAAATATGATGTTCCTGGAGAAGGAGTTTCATATACTTATGAAGAATTGGTTGATTATTTACAGAAAGCTGAAGAAATTAAAGCTGATATATATTTAAAACTTTCAGCTCAGATTAATATGCATAAATAATGACATTTTCTGAAATGCTTTTAGAAGCTGAATTACTATATGAAAGTTTAAATAGTAGTGAAGCTCCAGGATTTACACAAGAAGAATGGGGTCGTTTATTTACAATAGGCCAAAGAAAGGTAGTCCTTAATATTCTAAAAGAGGGTGTTAATAAGAATACTTTTAATCAAATGGCTTTAGGGACATTAGTTCAGAAAGATAGTTTTTTAGCTGTTGATATGGAAGATGATGCTCATTTTAAAAACACCAACGGTACATTCGCTAAAAGACTAAAGTCAACTAGTGCATTTGAGGCTAAATACTTCTGGATTCTAGATGAATATGTTACAACTGCTACTGGCACTAATATTCCCATTAACAGAATTACATATGATTTTTATAGACTTAATCTAAAGAATCCATTTAAGAAACCAGATGAGGATGAAGGTTATTGGCTATTACAGTATAATGTAGAACTACCAACAACCTCTACAGATGTTACACAAGTAATTATAACAGATGGAACTGCTTTAGTTGGATACTATATTATTGGAGTATTTCATCCTGATAATTATCCTATAGTATCTACAAAGACATATCCAACTATAGGAGGAACTGAGGCTAGTTGCTTAAATCCAAGTATACATTATAGAATAGTAGAAGAAGCTGTGACTCTGGCAAGAATGTCTGTTGTTGATCAAGCTGGATATCAATTAGCTGTAACTGAATTTAATAAATAATTGTTTAATTTAATATAATTAATATGGCTGTATTAGAACATTTGACAAAAG